CCTGCAGGGTATGAAATACAAGTAAGACCTCGTAGTGGATTGGCATTGAAAAAAAGTGTAACCGTATTAAATAGTCCGGGAACCATTGATGCTGATTATAGAGGGGAGATAGGAGTGATTCTGATTAATCATGGAAAAGAATATTTTGTAGTTAAACATGGAGATCGTATAGCTCAATTGATATTAAATAAAGTAGAACAAATTAACTGGGTTCCTAAATCTTCTTTAACATCGACAAAACGAGGTGATAATGGATTTGGATCAACAGGTAATAAATAAATAAATTATGTTTGGAGTAACAGAAAATACATTATGGGTAGAATCCTTCCGCCCAGATACAATGGATGGATATATTGGTAATGAGCATATTATTGACAAAGTCAAGATATTCATTAAGAATGGTGATGTTCCACATTTATTGTTCTTTGGACCTGCCGGAACTGGTAAGACTACATTGGCTAAAATTATTGCAGGAAGTGTGGATGCAGATATGATGTATATTAACGCATCAGATGAAAACTCGGTAGATGCAGTTAGAGACAAGATTAAACGGTATGCCTCAACAGTAGGATTTAAGCGTTGGAAGATTGTTATATTAGATGAAGCAGATTACTTGACACCTAATGCTCAAGCCGCCCTTCGCAACCTAATGGAAACATATAGCAAAACTACTCGATTCATATTAACATGTAATTATGTAGAAAAGATTATTGACCCAATACAAAGCAGATGTCAGACATTTGCAATAACGCCTCCTAACAAAACGGATGTAGCAAAGCGATTAGTTACAGTTTTAGAAGAAAAGAATGTAACATATGACGTTCAAGATATTGCGGCAATCATCAATGCATCATATCCAGATATACGACGAGCAATTAATGCCGCACAAGCATCTGTTGTCGATGGCGTATTGCAACTAGACAAAGCAAGTGCAATTCAAGCAAACTACATGACCGAAGTGTTGGAAATGCTTAAAACTGCAAAAGATAAAAAGGCAACATTTAACAAGATCAGAAAATGTATTGCTGACAGCAAAGTAAAAGACTTTACACCATTATATACATTTTTATATGACAATCTTGAAGAATTTGCAACGGGGCATATTGCTGCAATTATTTTGATTATAGCAGAAGCCCAATTTAAAGATGTAACCGTTGTAGACAAGGAAATAAACATAATGGCTATGTTTGTTAATATTATGAATGAATTATAATTATGTCTGAAAAAATATTTAAAGCACCATGTGCCATTGTGTTTAAAACTAGCAATCGAAGCAATGCTCGTACTAAAATAAAAACATATAAAAAGAAAGGTATAGATGAAATTTTATCTGCTAAAAAACTAGTAGGTGTACCTGATAATGCAATTATACTAGAAATTGGGTTTGGGACATATTTTGAACAACAATACAGAAAAAAATACAAATTATAATGGCAACAATATTTGATTTTATCGGAGGCATAACAAGTAACAAGAAAGCTTGGGATAAGTGGACAGATGTAGAACAGAAAAAGTTCTCTCCATTTATTGTGAATCGTTGGCTGTCAATGAGAATGGAATTAACAGATCTTGTCAATGAACTTCAATGTTATACTATAGGCCAATTGAAACCTAGAGACACATATAAATTGTATCACGATCTGCTTCCTAATAACAAAGCATTTGCAAAATATGTTAAAGGTAAAAAATCTGACAAGTATGATACAAAATTAATTGCACAACTAGCAGATCATTATCAAGTAAGTAAAAGTGAGGCTACTGAATATATAGATTTATTAGATAAAGACTCTTGTGATCGTATACTAACATTGTATGGGTATACTGCAGCAGAAAAGAAAAAAATGATGAAAGGAGTAAAATAAATGTTTGTAAATAAAAGCGGCGAAACTATACACACACAGAAACATTATACAGGCAAAGACAGTCTATATAAATTTGCTACAGATTGGGAACTTAATGCTTATGAATTTGACATACTTAAAAGAATTGTAAGATGCCGAAGAAAAGGTAACTTTGAACAAGACTTGGAAAAAACAAAAGATGTGATTGATATATATCTTAAAGAATTTGGCAAATAGCAAAATTTTTCTTATATTATAAATAAAACGTGTAATGAGTAAAGAAAGCGTAAACTATATCAATCCAGTATATAAATTAGCAGTACGAGATGCAAAGTCGGTGCCACGCAGAATATCATATTCGCAATGGAGTATGTATGAACGATGTCCATTGAATTGGAAGCTAGCATACATAGACGGATTGGCTCCATTCACATCTTCTATAGAAACCGTATTTGGTACTGCGTTTCATGAGACAATGCAGCACTTCTTAACAGTATTATATACAGACTCAGTTAAACGAGCAGATGCTATTGATTTATCGGCTTTATTAATGGATAACATTAAGAAAGAATATAGTAAATGCGTTTCTGAAAAAGATGGAGAACATTTTTCTAATCCGTTGCAATTACAAGAATATCATCAGGATGGTGTTGCTATATTAGATTGGTTCAAAAAACGACGAGGTCAATATTTTTCAAGTCGTGACTATGAATTGTTAGGTATTGAAATGGAGTTATGCACGAAAGCATCAACTAAGAATGATTCAGTATATTGGTATGGCTTTATGGATTTAGTTATACGACATAAGCCTACTAATACTATTGATATAATTGATATAAAGACAAGTAGAATGGGTTGGAATAAATATCAAAAAGCCGACCCATTAAAATCAGCTCAACTAGTTACATATAAAACTTATTTTTCAGAACAATATGGAATTCCAAAAGAAAATATCAATGTAGAGTTTTTCATAGTTAAACGAAAGCTAATAGAAAACTCAATGTTTCCACAAAAACGAGTTCAACAACATAGACCATCATCTGGTACAGTTACACAGAAGAAAGTGCAGAAGCGTATTGACGCATTTATCGAAGAATGTTTTGATGCCGAAGGAAACAAGAATGCAGACAGAAAATATTTAGCATTAGCAGGAAAAGGCGCTAAACATTGTAAATGGTGCGTATTCAAGACAGACTATGAAAATTGCCCTAAAGAAAATAGGATACGAGAATGAAAGTTGCATTGATAGGAAATAAAGATTGGCAGAACCGACGCAAAGTTCAAGAAGCATTGCGACAACTAAAAACTAAATATGAAAATGTAACAGTTATTGGTGCTGGCGGTTCCGAAGGGGCAAATTATATGGTTAGAAAATATGCATTGGAATTTGGAATGTCATATATGGAATATAATCCGTCTTATTCAGGCTATAACTTATATTCAGCAATGCCTAAAACATATTATGGTAAATCATATCATTTCAGTCAATTGCATCACAGAATGAAACTTATTGCTGAAAATTGTGATTACATGGTTATTATGACCAATGAAGATAAAATGGATCCATTTTTAAAAACAGCATATACTAATATTAACAAACAAAAAAAGCCGGTAGTTTTACTAGGTTGATATTTATATAAAAGTTATAAGGAGTTTAAATGAAGTTACCAAAGCTACAACCAGTAGAAGCTAACAAAACAAAAAAGAAAAAAATATTATTGCTATCTGACGATTTCCGTTTACCAAGTGGCATTGGAACTATTAGTCGTGAGATAATCATGAAAACAGTGCACTATTATGATTGGGTACAATTAGGTGCAGCACTTAAACACCCAGAGCACGGTCAGGGTCAAGATGTATCACAACAAGTAGCTCAAGAGACGGGTGTTACGGATGCCGATGTAAAAGTTATTCCATGGACAGGATATGGCGATCGTAATGTACTATTCTCAATATTAAATCAAGAAAAGCCAGATGTTATTATGCATTTTACCGATCCAAGATATTGGACATGGTTATATGCTTTAGAGCACGAAATTAAAACTACATATGGTACTCCTATTTCATATCTTTCAATTTGGGACGATCTCCCATATCCAATGTGGAACGCCCCATTTTACGGCAGTTGCGATATGATTATGGGAATCAGTAAGCAGTCAGACAATATACATAGAGAAGTGCTTAAACAGAATGGATTTGAGGTATATGACTACGATTCAGAAGAAAAGGATCAAAAAGGCATAATCACCGGGTATGTACCACATGGATTAGACGAAAACGTATATACACCATTACCAAAAGACGATGCCAGTTTTCTGGCTATGCACAATCAAATAAAAGAAGCTAACGGTGCAGAGTTTGTAGTATTTTGGAATAACCGAAACATTAGAAGAAAACAACCAGGCGATGTGATACTTGCATTTAAAATGTTTAACGACAAGTTAACTGCAGAGCAAAGAAGCAAAACAATGCTTCTTATGCACACAACACC